GAGATGAACAAGGTTGTGGAGAAGTACCTCCAAGGTGAAGAACCTACCCAAATTTCTAAAGCACTTGCACTACCACGTCAAAAAGTTGTAGCCCACATTAATCAGTGGCGTGTAATGGCTTCTGACAATGCCGCTATTCGTGCTAGGGCAAAGGAAGCATTGGTTGGTGCAGACACACACTATAACAAACTAATTAGTAAAGCATACGAAGTTATGGATGATGCTACCACTGTTGCTAATCTTGGTGCCAAGACTGCCGCAATTAAACTTGTTATGGATATTGAAAGCAAACGTATAGACATGCTACAAAAGGCTGGTCTACTTGAGAATAAAGAACTGGCAGAAGAGATGCTAAACATTGAACACAAACAAGATGTACTTGTTGGTATTCTTAGAGATATTGCAAGTGAGTATCCACAGATTCGTGACGAGATTATGCGTAGGCTTTCGCAGGTATCAAAAGAGCAAGAGGTTATAACCATTGTCAATGTTCAATGATTTTCTTGAGGTACTAAAGAGCAACGTTTTTGCAGAGATACCAGTAGATGTTAAAACATTTGTTGAAGGTGAAGACTATTTGCAACAGCCACCACTATCTCAAATTCAGTATGACATTGTTGAAGCAATGTCACAAATTTATAGACTAGAAGAGGTTATAGAACTACTTGGTGAAGAAGAAGGTCGTAGATACTACAAAAAATATACAAAGAATGAAGTAATCCTACAACTTGGAAAAGGTTCTGGTAAGGATTTTGTTTCTACTGTCGCTTGTTCCTATATTGTTTATAAATTACTTTGTCTTAAAGACCCTGCTCGTTATTTTGGCAAACCTACTGGAGACGCTATTGATATTATCAACATTGCTGTTAACGCACAACAGGCTAAGAACGTTTTTTTTAAGGGTTTCAAAAACAAAATTGAGCGTTCACCTTGGTTCGCTGGTAAATATTATGCAAAAGTAGATAGCATTGAGTTTAATAATGCTATTACTGTTTATTCTGGACACTCAGAACGAGAGTCTCACGAAGGTCTAAACCTTATTCTGGCAGTGCTGGATGAAATTTCTGGTTTTGCTAATGAAGTTGGAACTGGAAATGACCAAGGAAAAACCGCAGACAACATCTATAAAGCCTTCCGTGCCTCCGTAGACAGTCGTTTTCCAGACTTAGGCAAAGTAGCACTACTTTCTTTTCCACGCTATCCTGGGGACTTTATTAGCCAAAGGTATGACTCAGTTATTGCCGAAAAAGAAGTGGTAATAAAGAAACATAAGTTTATTATGAATGCAGATTTGCCAGAAGACGCAGATGGAAATAGCCTAGATATTGAATGGGAAGAAGATAATATTTTGTCTTATAAATTTCCAGGAATGTTTGCTATTAAAAGACCTACATGGGTGGTAAATCCTACTCGTAAAATTGATGACTTTAAATTAGCGTTCTATACAGACCTGGGAGATGCCATGATGCGTTTTGCTTGTGTCCCCACCTACGCCTCTGACGCTTTCTTTAAGCAACAGGAAAAAGTTCGTGCTTGTATGACAATTGTAAACCCCATTGATTCTAATAAAAGTTTTATGGAATCATTTAAACCAGACCCAGATAAAAAATACTTTGTCCATGCTGACCTTGCACAACGCCACGACAAATGTGCTGTGGCTATTGCTCACGTTGAAAAATGGGTAAATGTGCAGGTAGTTAAAGATTATGCCCAAGTAATGCCTATCGTAGTGGTAGATGCAGTAGTATATTGGGAACCAAAAGTTGAAGGTCCTGTTAACCTTTCAGAGGTAAAGCAATGGATTCAGAACTTGAGGAGACTTGGATTTGATTTGGGTATGGTATCGTTTGACCGTTGGCAATCGTTTGATATTCAAAATGAACTGAAGTCTGTTGGTATAAAGACTGAAACTGTTTCTGTTGCCAAGAAGCATTATGAAGATATGGCTATGCTTGTTTACGAAGAGCGTCTTGCTATGCCAGCCATAGAGTTGCTGTTTGAAGAACTAACAGAATTAAAAATTATGAGGGGTAATCGTGTAGACCACCCTAGAAAGTCCTCTAAGGACCTTGCAGATGCTGTATGCGGTGCTATCTTTGGTGCTATCTCTCACACTGTAAAAGACATGAATCAGATGGTAGAAATACATACATTTCGTGACAGAAAACCAACAGAAGAAATGCATGAGTTTGACAAGCGTAATATCATTCAACGCAATAAACCAGAGCAAAAAGATTTAGATGCATACTTTAAACAGTTCAACATAAATATAATGTAGTGGTATAATAGTTTTGTTGGACATTCCCAACAAGGAGACTACAAATTAATAACAAAACCTCAAGATTTATACTAGCAATATTTTTAGCCTTTTTCTGTTTATTTTTTCCATCAACAGCCTCTGCAGAAACAAGGGCTGAATATGATGCAGTTGTAGCAGAAGCACAGGCTTTAGTTGATGCTACCAAAACCGCTTTGACAGTTGCTCAGGAAGCATACCAGACAGCCTTGAATGAAAAGGCTACAATAGATTCCATGGTAGAGTCAAACAAAACAGTTTTAGATAATGCAATCCTAGATGTTGAAAGCAAGCAATTGCTGGTAGATAAAGCACAAGTAGACTTAGATTTGGCTAAGGAAAATTACAACACAAAATTAATTTCAGACCCTAATTGGACTAGACCTGATAAAGAGGTCACACAAACTATTGACGTTCCATATACAGTTCAAGTTCCATATACGGAGTTAGTTCCAAGAACAGAACTTGTACCGAGAACAATCTTAGTTCCTAATACAAGGATGGAGTCTTATCTAGATTATGAGCCAGTTGAAGTCACAACTTTGGTTCCAGGTGGACTTACAGCAACTTCTTACAACAGACAAGGGTACAACAATGCTCCACCACTACCAACAGAAACAGAAACACCACTAGCAACTAAGAATGTTCCTAACATTGATTTCCAATGGGGCGGTGGCTTGGTCTTAAACTCTGGAAAAACTGAAGATGTTTTAGTAAAGTTTGAAGGTAACCTAATGGTTCCACAAGATGGATGGTATAGTTTTTACGCTCCAGGAGATGACGGAGTTAAGTTAACAATTGCTGGCATGAGCCTTATCAATGATTGGCGTGACAAAGGTGGAGGTGGCAGCACCTCACAAGAAGTATGGATTAGAGCAGGTGTTTTTTATCCAACCACACTATACTATTATGAAAATGGTGGTGGAGCATGGGTACAACTTTATTCAAAAATTTCTGGTGGTAATATGCAAATTGTTCCTGCATCATGGTTTGGAGAAAGAACAGTAACAGAGATAGTATATCAACCAGTTGTAAAGTACTACGAGGTAACTTATTACACAGAGGAAATTGTTTATGATGAGGTAATTGTGTATGATGAAATTACTTTATTTAGAGAAGAAATTAGATATAGAAAAGAAGATATCATCATTGTTGTTCCAGATGAGGATGCTAGTGCTCCACTAATCAATAACCCAGAACTACTGCTGGTTGTTGGTATAGCACAGACCAACTTAGATGAAAAACAATCTACTTTGTTATTTGCAATATCCGATAGAGATAAGTTGCAGCAAAACTACGAGTCTTCTTTGCTAGTTCAAACAGAAAAAGCAGGTATAATTGAAGTAACATCGCAGGGTGTAATAACAAAACAGGAGGAACTACTTGTCGCAGAACAAGAACTACAAGCCATTCCACCTTATGAAGAGCCAACACCTACACCTACGGAGACCGAGGAACCTGTTGAAAAGCCAACAGAAGTTATCCCAGAGCCGCTACCAGAGCCAGAGCCGCCAGTGTCCCCCGAACCCAATCAACCTGAGTTACCAGTAGATATAGCCACGGTAGACCCACAATCACTTTCAAATGAACAAGTAGCAGAACTTATATCTGTAGCAAATGAAATATTAAATAATTCCGAGCAAGGCTCACCAGAGTATGAAGAAGCCCTTGACGCTTTGTTTGTTGCTGCTCAGGCAGATGACATTGTAATCTCTGAAGAACTTGCAGCCATTCCAGGTGCAGCGGCTTTAGTTGGTGCAATTAACTTTATGGGTAACGTTGGTTCTGACATGTCTCCAAAGGTAAGAGAAGAATCTAAAAAGATTGTTGTAACAGCAGTTGTTGCTGTTGGAGCAGCAGTCAACGCAGCAACAGGAGCAGCATTATCTGCAGCAGCACCATCAGCGGCAGCATCTGCATCAGCAGGTGGCTCAGGTGGAACATCAAGTACAAGGAGGAAAGATTAATGAAGAATTTTTTAAATGACCTACTGGGTCAAGCATGGACACTCCTTGGTATGTTTGTAGCATGGCTGGTCCTTGAGGGTTCAGCAAAAGAAGTTGTAGGATATGCAATCTTTGGAACATCAGTTCTATGGATGATTACTTATCCACTTAGAAATCCAAAAGACAAGGAGGAAGATTAATGAAACTATTCGGTAATGTATTTATGCGTATCGTTGCTACGTTCGTTGCATCTGCACTTGGTGTAGTTGGTGCAGGAACAGTGGCAAGCGGTATAAGCGGAATTGATATCCCAGTTTGGTTTAGTGCTGTTATGGGTGGTATTTTGGCAGTAGCCAAGGTTGTAGAACTCCTAGCCCTAGCATTCCTTGAAGATGGCAAACTATCTCGTAATGAGATTAATGCTGCTTTCCGTCAGACTGTTGCTCTTAAAGATGTAAAAGAAGATGTAGAAACATCAAAGAAATAACTTGACAAACCTCTTTCAGTAGTTTATACTAGATATAGACCTGAAAGGGGTTTTTCTATGTCAATGACTTTTGACGAATGGCTACAACATGGCTTAACACAAGGCTGGATTGGTCCTGCTGTATGCAGTACACACGATGGCGTTCCTACCACTAGAGATGAAGATTTAGAGTGGGAAACTGGAGACCCATGTATCCATGTACTAAGACTATATGAAGATGAAGCAACCAAGTTGGCTGTTGAAGAAAATCATGCTCCGTCTGTATGGCGAGCAACAAACAGTGGTTACACTGTATAATTAAATAGTGATGGGCATTAACTCAGTTGGCAGAGTGTTCGACTGTTAATCGAAATGTCCCTGGTTCGAGCCCAGGATGCCCAGCAAAGCCACCTTAACTCAGCGGTAGAGTGCCATACTTGTAATATGGAGGTCAACAGTTCAAATCTGTTAGGTGGCTCTGATGAATGCTATAATAGTATTACTATGAGCAATCGTAGAATACATCTTGAAAGGAAGTATAATTATGACAGCAATTTATAAAGAACCATTCCCAGCAAAAACTCGTGGAGATGAATTCGGAAACCTAGCCCCTTATCGTGAGGGTAGACCACACAGAGGTCAGGACTGGAGTCCAAAGGAACTTTCACCAATTCCAGCAATCACTGATGGAACAGTTTTTCTTAATGAGTGGAGTGATGGTCTAGGTTGGTTTCTAGTTCATTCAGCAAAAGACGGACACTTCGTTTTATACGCTCACCTAGCAGAACAGTCACCATTGAAGAAAGACTCTAAAGTTAAACTTGGAGATATCATTGGTAAAGTTGGCGGTGGAAAGAAAACTCCATCAGGTAAATTCTCAACTGGAGCACACCTACACCTGAGCATTGGTAAGGCTAACAAGGCTTGGAGCAATCCAACAATTCACCTATCGGCATATGATGACTTGGTAGACCCACTAAAGCACATTCTAGCAAACTCAGGAAAGTAAAATGCCAGAATACACTTTTAAATGTCCAACATGTAATAAGATTGATAAAGATACCAGAACTTTTGAAGATGCTGCAAAAGAATTTTTATGCAAATCTTGTAATGCTCCAATGAATAAAGTATATTCTATTGGTGTTGTCAAGTTTAACGGTGGAGGATTTTACTCAAATGACAAATAGCCTAATTGAACAAATTGATAAGAAGTGGACACTATCAGCATTAGATAGATGTGATGCATGTGGCTCACAGGCTTATGTTCAAGCATTAGGAACAGCAGGGGATTTGCTTTTCTGTGCTCATCATTACGAGGGTATTCTAAGAAATGAAAAGGCACAGGAAGCAATGACCAAATTTGCTTATCAAATTATTGATGAGCGTGAACAATTGAGTGAGTAGTTATGGAATATTTTTTAGGGTCAGTAGTTACCTTAGTAAGCATTTTTATTACTGTTAAATTTATTAGACAGCCAAAAAATAAATTTATCAATAACTTTATTGTTCATAATCAATCAAGGCTGCACGATTTAACAAAATATATGCTTCCAGAAATTAAGTCAGAACCTATCAAAACACAGGCAACCGAATATTTTGATTCAAAG